ATATACGAAATCATCCGAATATACCTCCTCTAAGAAATGCATCTTCGAATTGGTGTCCATCGCATCCAACGCAGACTGGATCAATTGGGAGATTTCCTGAAATCCCTCCTCATTGTTGACGAGGGAGACTGAGTAGCCTTTTTGGACCAACTCTTTGAAAGACTTCAGTAAATCTTTCATATCACCTCCTTTCTTCTGGTTTACACGAACCCCACAACCATCTTCCCATGAACAGGCACCTTGCTCGCCGGGCAATAGAGCCAAGTGATCTGGCATATAGTTAGACGCAATGGATTCGTAGGTTTCATCGTGCCACTGTCCTGTAGTAGCTTCGACATCAGTATAGGATCCTATGCTTACATCCAGAGGTCGTCCCTCACGTATGTGAGCAAGAGCCTCTGGAGAAATAGCTAGGATCCGTTGAACATCAATCCAGGCTTCAGCTTTCAATCCATTATCATAATGGGCATTGAAAATTTGTCCCACGGCATGACGTTCCATCACCTGAGGATCATTGGCCGAAATGTTTCTACCATTCTCCTTTGGATGATAAATCACTACCGGAATTCCGTTCCAGGCTTGGGGAAATGCACTTAACTCCTCTTCACGATGCAACTGGGGTCCGTCGCTTCCGCTATGTACCCCTTCACGCATCATGACCACCGGAACCACAATATGTGGACGGCCTTGTAAGATCTCTTCCCTGATCTGGTAATTGTTTACCGAGATTGAATACGTTAGTAAATCTTGTGTTTTCATATTGTTTGAGTTTCTTTGCACTGCTGCATTGGCCTGTCTTATGGCTGACGCTTCACAATTACTTCCTCCTTGACTCTGGCAACGTCTTAGAGCATCATTAGCCACTCGCACCCACTGACGTTTTTGAGCATCGGTAAGACCACTGTTATGTCTTTCTACATCGCTTACTGTCCACGGCATGGCTTTATGTATTTAAAAAAGGCACAACTACACAACTCAGGCCAATTACGAATCATGCTAAATGAATCAATGTTATTCTCTATAAAATATACGGGAGCTTTTAACCGTTCATACACGGCTCCAGTGTTCTTACGGTAGGCATAATAATCCAGCAGTGCTACAACAGTGACCCCTGGTATAAAATACGGAAGTAATGCCCGCATACATCTTGCGAACACCGGATTACGCTTCGGTGCATCAAAAATAATAAATTCTATGGATTGAGGTGTAAACTTCTCTAATATTTGAGGCAAATCTCCTCTGACGGCGATTATATCGTCATACACTGGTGTTACATTTTTAACGTATATATGCATTAAGTCCTGCCCAACAACGAGTTGTTGACCTTGCAAACGAGCCTTCTCCACTTCTGCCTCCGATGCTCTCCACCGATCAAATGCCCAATAAGACTTATTATATCCAGCGGTAATAAGTCCTTCCAATAACGGAACAGACGTAGCTCCTAACCAACAACCAAGCTCCACCGCACACCCCTGACCTGTCCAATGACTTCCAATTTCCCTCAGAAAATCATGAACCTCAGTAGGAGTCATAGCTGGTATTTTCAGATCACTTGTTTCCACGTAAATCGCATCGGATTAATTGGTTCATAAAGAATCAAAGCCTTGATATAATGGGCTTTTACTACTCGGTCATTATCAATATCGTATTTGGAGCCTTTTCGACCCCATTCAGTTACATTTGCATCACCCACAACATCATTCCCGAATCTGAGCAGATAAGGTCCATCCAAATCCACCCACTCAGAAACTCGCTTGGACTCTTTCCGGAAAGGTCTGGGAGATCCATTCCAAAAGCCAGCCAGATCCTCATCATATCCACCGATCTTCCAAAACATCTGACGAGTCATAATGAAGGAATCTATATGCCGATGGATGGGAGTCCTTTCCACCCTGGATTGCATATTCCAACGTTCCGGTTGGTAAATCTTATCAGGATGCAAAGTACACTTCTTCAGTAAATAATTCACTGAAGCAACTGGAAAGACATGATCAATATCAGTAAGAAGAACCCATCCCGACGACTGGGCATGATACATAGCCAAATTCTTAGCACCTCCATGGTTCCAGGGAATGTTCTCCTGTATTCGGAAGAGTTTTAGCGAAAAGGATGGGAGTCCTACCCGGGAGAATACTTCTTCCGCAGGATGATTTGGGGAACCATCGTCCACGATGATTACTTCGAGTCTACTTGACAAATCAGGGGTATATTGTGCCCAATAGTCCATGTGAACCAGCAGCATCTCCGGATTTTCATAATAGGGCATCACTATGGTAAACTTAGAAATCATAAGTCACGTACATTTACGGGTAAAGCAATACAACGACAATTTGGGTGTACAGGTATCATATTACGTACCTCCTCTAGTGAATAGATATTTCCCTCATATCCAGCACACTGATCACAAACCCTATCATCCCCAGCAGTAGACCATTCGGCCTGAACTTGTACCCCCTGTATCTGCCAATTCTGATATTCCTGAATGGTAGCCTGATGGTGGGCACGAATTACCTCGGTACGAGCCAGAGTTTGTGCTCGTCGCTGGGCTGGGATAAATCGTCCTAGACTGTCTCTAATAGCAAGATCACCCACCCCTTCACCATTGATGACAGCCACAATTTTACGAGCCAACAGACGAGGATTATCCCCATCGACAAGTCCTTGGGCCAAAACACGACTGATTTGCGTGTCCATTTGAGAAGTAATACCCTGTAAATCGGTAAACGTACGGGTATAAGCCAACCCAACCCGATCTACGTGAAAAGGAGTAGACATCAGAGCTTCAATCCCTCCTACTTCATCCACAGGAGGAATGGTGTACCCTGCCTTATTCATTTCATATCTGGCACGCATTACTCCACGTTTGTAACTGTCATATATATAGATGTTGGTCCAGGCAGCTTCGGCCGACTCACCAATACGTGTGAATTCACGTGTTTCCAACAATCCTCGATCTATCTGCCTACGCAACCACGACATAAAAGCCTCCACTTTATCTGCTGTACGAGGGAAGTTGAATTCACCAGGAGCCGGAGGAACCAATTCCTGTAAAGCAGTAATTTTTTGCAATCCAAATACATCTCGGTCGATAATAGCTTCACGAATTATCTTAATCAATTCTCGGAAACGACGATTCATATCTCTAACAAACCTATTACGTAATGTTAGAGTACGAGTAGGATCGTATTCATACACCTGTAACCGAGTATATGTAATTACATCACACATTTTCTTCAGTTTCTTCAGTTCCCCCATCTGAGACTTCTTCTTCTTCAGCCTCCTCGGCAAGCCTTTGCTCTTCTTCAATCATATCAGAAATATACGCATCGGTCATTTCCATAATCTGCTCCACATCATCCGGATCCAATCCTAAAAACCATTTCAGGAAAGCGTCTGGAGAAACAATTTCCTGAGCCAAAAGATTCTGTGCATAACTTTTTATAGCTTCAGCTCTGGTTTTACCTACTTCAGCCTTATCTTTATCGCTTTCAGAATATAGATCTTGCCAATCAACAAAATACTCACCCGTACTAGCTTCGGGTAAAATACCTAACTCAATCATACGATCTACAAAAGGACGGATAATAGTAGGTTCCGCATATTCCTCACGACGGGTCTGTATTGTAGCATACCAACTAGTAATATCCTGCTGAGAAGACAATTCTCCTCTTTCACTACCGGTCAATATACGCTTGGGGATGCCTGTCTGAGCGGAGATCATCTGAATAATCACATCCACATGTTTACTAGGATCACTGATCTGTGGTGCTAAATCCTTTAGTTCATACCCTTCAGTCATTATAAATCGACGCAAATTGTGTTCATATTCGGCCAATTTCTCTTGCAACTTATCCTCTTCATTTGGACTAATGGTATAATCGTCCTTTAAAACACCCTGATACCCGGGACGAGCACCTCGCCAGAACATCTCAGCACTTCCTCCTACCAATTTTTCCAAATCCATAAGACGATTATACACAGGCTGTAACACAGGAGTTCCTTCCACTTCTGATTGTAGCATATTAGGAATGACATGAATACACCGAGTATGATGTACCCGCATTTTGGTCATGTCACTATCACTACCGGGATTGTTATATTCAATATCATAGGTTTCCACCAATCCATATCTAGGATCCTTAGAATCCTTTACATAAGAAGCGATTTTAGCTACATCACTGGACAGAGGCTTTACATATAACAATTTGGGAGTCCTTGAAACGGGTTTTTTGAAATCAGAAACCTGAGGTGTGTCGTCAAATCCTAACAACAATACCCCATAAAAACCAATAGAACTGAGTTTGTCCAAACGCACAAACTTGCTTTTTAGACTGTGGTGATCCTCCAATTCTTTCCAAGCCTTTTCCAACTTGGTTTCCTGGTCATCTCCTGCCTCACCAATAACCAAAGGCCCACGCCATGTGTAACTTACCGGACGGTCGATGATGGCTCTAGCAATGTCTTGACGTAAATATCTAGAGGCATAATCACTGAACCGAACAGTTTCTTTGTACCCCAAAGCCTCATACACGTTACGATCCGTTCCATATTGCATTCCCAATAGAGCAGCCAGCCGTGCCCGAGCCAACAGCACAGAGGCCTCGTGTATGCTTAATACTTTCTTACCCTCAGGGGGTCTTGTACGCTTCATTTAATTACCCTCCGTTTTTTATCCTTGTTATTTCTGCTTCACGCATCTTCTTAATCACTGGCACCTTTTTAAATCCGTGACCAGCAATCTTTCCGAATAAAGCATCAAACGCAATACCATGATACAGACAGTTTATTTCATTCAAACTGTCAATCCCCAACATGGTTTTATGAAACCTGATGGCCAGAAAAATAGTCACCAATACAATGACCAAACGGAACAGATTGTCTTTAACCATAAACCAAAAATTGAAGTTATTGGGCATGCTCACATCTGTTTTCAAACTGTGTTTCACATCCGTGTAGAAAAAGAGACCAGCCCCTGCTAAAAAGAAAATGCCAAAAACAGCATAATCAGTGGCTGAAAGTGGGCCCAACATCCTATCCCAAAATTCTGACCTATCAAATTCCATTTTTCTAGTTTTAAAATAGGATGGGTCCTGAGAACCCATCCTCACGACTTATTCAAAATAGGACTACGGCTGTTTCGTCTTAATCAATCCGATCAAAAACTCAACCACAGTTTTCAGGAAGAGTAAATTACTGGACCAAATACCATTTGCGGCAAGACCAGATAGTGCTCCCCAAAACAATGTTTCCCACCAAGTCGCTTCTGCGAGATATCCGATATTTACCAACATACCGAAAAAAGAAACCGCTATTGCTACTAACCACACGGCAGTCACCTTTTGTAATTTGGTAGCCAGTTTTAGCAACCTGATTAAGTACTCCCCAAGAAATGCTGCTATTCCAGCAATCCCCAAGTAAGTTGCAAAGTAAATCCCATAGTTATCATATAAATCCTGCCAATCCGCAGGAACCTCAACAACTTGGGCAAAAATCGGTGTGATGAGTAACATCAAAAAACCGAAAAACAATAAAATCCTTCTCATGACGTAAAATTTTGATTAAACATTATTCAATTCTAATCCATATCTGTTCACCATTACGAATGGCTGTTAGTGTCCTCTCTACAATCAACATCTCATACTTAGTAGAATTAATCACACCACCTTTTATCTTATTCTCACCGGGTAGAATACATCCGTGTGAATCTTTGGCTGTATTTCCCCGATGAATCCGAATACCTGTAAAATGAGGAACGTCCAATAGAATAGGAAGAACTCGTTTGAACTTTGGGGACATAGTAAGATCCACCGCATACGTTCCGTAAGGAATGGCCGTTTCACCAAATACCTTCTCCTCGCCAGGATCGTCCAGATCACCGTCCTTGTTTACATCCCTGACCTTATCCTCGATAGTATCACACACATACAATCCATCGATGAATAAAGATCCGATAGTGTAGTCATCTCCTAGAAATCGTCTCTGTAATTTGAGTTTCACATCAAATGTATTAACAAAATCATTCCTACCACAAACACTACTGAAGACAAAGCCACCAACCAAATCCGGTTCCCGGTAGCCATCTTCATGAAATGATGAATGGGAGCCAGTTCCTCCCTCAACATCTCCCGAAATGCTAATTTGTCCGCTTTCCGTTGCTTATTAAAATACCTGATCACCTCTCCCGGGCAATCCTCGGGCTTGATGATTGGGATGTTTTCCTTGTTAGTCGTTCCGTGTAAAGAGTCCATAGGTTTATATTTTTGAATTCAACATGGCTTCAAAGTTTGTATCCCAACCAACCTATCTGTGACCAGTTGATACTAAAGGCCACTCCCACACTCCATATCTTAGTCACGGCACGATCCATAGGTTGCATCTTACTCAAAATGTTCCCATCCGTGGAAGTTACCCCCACATACAGCGGATCTAATCCCGCCACAGCATTATAATTCAGATCAAAAGTGGCATATCGCCAGAACACATATTCAGCGGTAAACCACGGCAGGTGCCTCCATGTCAACCCCCACTTGGTCAGGGCCAGCGTCCCTCCCGCCATTACTATGGCACTTGATCCCTGAAGCACGTGTCCCCAACGCATCTGCGCCAACCGCTTCGGGTCAGTGTTTGCCTTACCCATATCATACAGCGCATCTCCGGTAGCTTCCAACGAAATGCTGGCCAACTGAACCACCATTACTCCCAGCGGTAATCGGTTGCGCTCCCACCAGGTCATTCGGGCCACGGGCTTGGGATTGTCGAATTGGCCAATATTCAGCGAAATTTCCGTTTCTGGGGCCAGGGTGTACTTCGCTACAGGAGTGGAAGGGAAGTATGACATTTGCCCCATTAGATTGATCGAGGCAACCAATAACAATATGGTTAAGCTCCGTTTCATTGCTGTACTCCTTCCGTTATTGGGCCGGGGATAAAACAATCTCCCTCTCCTAAGGTTGGCATATTATAATTTGATGTTGTAAATGTTGAATCTGTCACTGGATTTGAACCAATATCTACAGTAACTTGAATAAAATCATTACCCAATTCACCACCTCTTGCATATAGAATAAATTCATTATCATTAGTACGAGTTACTTCCACTTCATACCATGTGTTTATAGACATTGTCCCAATCGAAACTTCTGCCAAAACACTAAATAAAGGATCAGTTGTGATTTTAAATAATCTAATACCATCTCCACCTCTCCAATCTACACCGTACCCATTAACATCTGGATATGCCCCAACCTTATCCGCAATAAACACAAATCTTCCCCTCCCTGTTGTATCTTCATTAACTTTAAATTTCCACCGCCAAGTTCCATACGCATAAGGACTATTTATCCCAATTACTGCAGGATTACCACTTACCCGTTCTAGATACTGCTGTCCTTTGTCCAATCCGGGAAGTGGTGGAATTTCCTCAATACAAATATCATCAATTGTAAAATCAGCATCAACAGGAACGGCATCTGGACTTGTTGCGTGAAGTCTAATGTAAAGATATTTATTGCTCCTGCTTACAGTTCCTACAAATTCATATTGTTGATAGCTTGTAGTTAAATTAGGATTAAGGACTTCAATTTTATTATTTAGATCATCAGGAAAATAAAATCCACGATCATCTATGTTAGAACTTTTAGCCCTAAATCGGATGCGAGCGGCCTGATGTTGTGCAGAGAATATTTCTGCTTTATAGAACCCAAAAGAGGAACCTGAATTGCTATATGTCACTGTCATATCTTTGGTGGTGGAATTCCATGCCTTAGTAGCAGAATAATTATCCCACCACGCCGTTCCATCCGTATCAAACTGACTTGAGGCTGCTGGAACAGGAAGTGCAAGTCCAAAATTCAATTCCTTCACCTCATACGACCCTGTCCCTTTTATGAAATGTCCTGATAATTCCATAGTCTATATTGTTGATCCGACTCCATGATCGGAAAGTTCAAGTTGCTGTTGTGTTCGTTTGGCGAATTGGTTGTGGTAATCCTTGGCTTGTTGTTCGTTGAAGGCATAGTTGTGGAATTGAAGATCATAAAGTTCTCCAATAAAAGGATTATTTCCATCTTGATCAGTTGCCAGTACTACTAAATTTGATGAATCTGTATTTCCTGTTGCAACCCCTTCCACCAAAACACCATTCACATAAAAAAGCAATAATGTCTCAATATTGACAGCTACAAAATCATATTCCTGTCCTGCGGTAACAGTTGTTGATTTATTTATAGTTGATCCATCATACAACTGAAGTACCAATGCTCCATTTTTCACATTAATTGCCGTTCTGTCCGTGCCATCAATTCCCGAACTTAAAATACATTGCGTTCCGGTTGGATCATAGGTTTTAAATCTCCCAGTTATGGTCCATATCACATCAACTCCAATAAGATCCGATAAATCTGAGCCAAGATTAATTTTAGGAACACTTTGCGCTTTCTGATCAAACGCCATTCCATTTTTACAATGAGTTCCAAAATTAATAGTACCATTATTCCCCTCCCCACTAATATCCACCAGCGTACTTCCGTTGGGAATCATGTTGTAGGCAGCGACCAGCCCGGTGACTTTCATTACGGAGAGGACTTCAATCCAGACAGACTCTCCTGCGGATAAATCAGAGCCTCGTATATACGGAACTGTACCATCATTTTCGATCACTCCAGATGTATAGGTTATTCCCTCTGTATGCCCAACCAAATCTGTTCGATAAAGCAATGACCCGTTTCGTATTTCAACCCTCGCAGAAGCCCCTTCGCTAAATTTACAGCGAAATACTACAATCATTTTATCACCATCCGCAAAATCTTCAAACGTTGTATTATCTCCAACAACACGAAGATATTGATAACCTCCGCTGCTATTGTCCACAAAATCCAATTTGACAAAATTACCATCCTGTGATTTTGTATTTGACCCATACAAATTCCAAACACTCACATCATTCGCCACAAACCCCACATCAGCATCTGGGACAAGTTCTTCTCCGTTCCATTCTTTGATAGAAAAATTAGTAAAAGCAAACGATCCAACTTCGAAACTATTTAAAAATGTAACTACACCAACTGCAGTTGTATTAACAGTTAATAGTACTGCATTATGCCCAGAAACCGCCCTAACATTACCATCATCAGAAATACTTGATCCCCCTATGGAAACTGCTAAAAATAAAACAGGTAATTGTCCAGTACCAGAACTATCATATTCAACAATATATGTTTTTCCAGCAACAAAACTTATCTCATCAGGAGTGCCAAATCTATGTGTCCCGGAACCATCTGTTGAACCAGAAATAGTTTCTGCATTAATACTTGCAAAAGTGGTATATCCACTATTAACCCACGGACTAACATTCAACACTGTAGGATCATACTCCGGCACACCAATCCTACTATCAACCAAATGACTCAGATCCGTAGGCTTTGGATAGCTTAATGGAACAGGAACGGACTTTGTGGTTGGACCGGAACGTAAAAATTCTTGATACAAATTGGCTCTCTCACTGGCAGTCAGGATATGATCGTAAAACTTAAAATAAGCCATATTGCCCTCAACTTTTCTAGCAACACCACTTCCCTGTGACATTAAATTAATATGAGTTGTGGATTTTAATGTACCCGAAATAACAGTAGAATCAACAGGATTATCATTACAATAATAAAGTACGGTGTGTGTTGAAACATCGTAAGAGATAATCATCAACTTCCAATTAGAATCCTCTATTGGACTATCCCATAAAAAACTTGGATATGCCCCTTCAACTACTTGAGTCAAGAACCTACTGGGTGTAATGCTAATTCCTTGCATGTATTCTTGTTCCGCTGCTGTTCCAAAAGTTACATAACCTCTCCACAAATCACCAAAAGATGACTTCTTTATTCTCGTAGCCATCACAATAGTCCAATCTTGATGAAGATTATACGACTTTTGAAAAGTAATATGAGAATCAGAAGCCGTTGCTCCATCTATTGCTAATCCCTTTTCTGTTTTATGAAAGTTCGTATTAACAGATGTTCCAACCACCCCACCAACAGAATCAATCAGCGTTCCTTTCCTGAAATCTATGTCGAATATCTTTCCCATTATTTCCCATATAAGTGTTTCGTTGCTGTGTAATATTGGCTGATCTCTGCGGCTGTCATTAAGCCTTCAAGGAGGATGACTTCTGAGATAAGGCCGTCAAAGGAACGAATATCTGTGGATATATTTCCCAAAATGATATTTGTACTTCCAGCCACTGGAGTCCCAGTATCAGTATCAATTTGAGCAAACAATTCTCCATCCTTGTAAACATAGGTCACTCCTGTCGATGTTCTGGTGATAATAAAAAGAACAGGATGATGAAAATCATAAGAATCTGCTGCCGCATATATATTATTCACACCACCATCACTGGAAATCCATACAGTTCTATAACCACCTTGTTCCCTTATGTAAATTCTTAATTGTCCGTTTTCAAGTAGCCTGCCATAGTTGCCGCCACCATAACTATATGGATTCATCCAAAATATTATCGTAATATCCCCCGTCAGATCATGATACCCACCACAATCAATCTTACTCGTACTGCCATTAAACCTCGGCACTCGTATTGATCCCTCTTTGACTACCTCGATGTCTGTGTTGGTGACTTCAGGGATATATTTCTTTACTGATAGGTTGGTTATGGAGTAGTCGGCGGCAGTGGAGATGTTTTGAAATCTTAATACTCCGGTTGTAGTTTGGTTGCAAGTAAACTCAAATACGTTTGCCCCTGCTGATGCGGTTTGATCCCCTTCGTCACTGCTTGATGCGCCTCCTCCATGTGCGGAGATATCACAATTAGGGGCTGTTCCACTATTCAACACAAGATCAAAGGTTACAACATACTTTTGCCCACTTACAAGCGCAATCTCATCAGCCGTTCTGGCTTTATGAGTGGCAGCCCCGTTTGACGTTGCATCAAATCCGTTGGGTGTTGCATTGGCAAAAGTCGTATAGTCAACATTCTCACAATTACTCACATTCAAATTATCTCCAATACTATCCCCACTCAACAGGTTCCTACATACCCCGCTCCGGGCATTAACATTGAGGATGGGGGAGAGTGGAGCAACAGTCTGTAATTTTACTGATAGGTTGGAAATAGTAAATTCAGCAGCAGCATTATTAAGAAAGGCAAGTACTCCAGTTGTCGTTGCTGCCGGAGTAAATTCATATACATTACTCCCTGATTCTGCTATTGGAGTACCAGTTAAATATCCACCACCGAAACTATATTTTAGAGCAAAATATGGAGCCTGTCCAGAAGTAAGTGTTGCATCAAATGTTACTATATATTTTTGCCCACTAACAAAAGAGACTTCATCGGCTGTTCCGGCAACTTGTGTACCACTTGTAGTATAAACAGCATGAAATCCGGTGGCACTTGCACCATCAAATGAATCATACGAATCATTCTCACAATTACTCACATTCAGATCAGCCCCTAATTGTTGAGCCACGTTCAACTGCGGAAGGACATAACGGGCATCGTTGTACAGGTTGGAAACTTCTTCGGCGGTGAGAACCTTATTATAACACTGAAATAATTCAATATCTCCATCAAACCTTGCTGTTCCTCCACCCAATTTTCCAAACCTATTCAAGGTATATGAATCTTTCGCCGAATAATCATCTGTTGCAACCAATGATCCATCCACATACATTTTCATAGCTAGATTGTCTGGATCAAGGGTAATAATTACATCATAAATTTGATCATTGTTTAATCCAGATACAGAATAAACAACTAAAGTATTCTTGTCTGTAGATAAACGAAGTTCATTAGAATAATATCCTATATAACTATAATTTCCTTCAATAAAATTAGAACCAACGGCTACATTATTTGCCGTCTTATCATTTGATGCAAATCTCACCCTTAAACTACCCGGCTGACCTTTTCTGATAAGAGTAATTGAATTTAATATAATATCAGAACTACTCCCATTAAACGTAGCCATCCCTTTATCAAACACCACATCAGTAGGCACACCACCATTGCGCCGCACCTCCTGTTCGGAGTTGAAGTATTCAGCAAATACCAGGTTCTTGTCCAGATTCCGTGCCCTGCGATAACCCATAACCGTTTTATTTTACAACTTCAGCCTTGTAATATGTCCAGGTACCAGATCCGTCCGAAACGGAACAAGCAATCATTTTGTTTACAACTGCCGCTACCTGGGCAACGGTGAATATGTCCTGGAATGCGGCCCCTGCTGCCTCTCGCAAAGCAGTCACAGTAGCCGGAGGGGTATTATAAACCGCTGGCGTGCCCTCATCATCCGGCACCACGGGATCAGGAGGGATGGCTGGGGTGACCACCCGTTCTCCCCGCATCTCCGTCCGGCACCATTCCTCAATGGCATCTATTTCGTGGTACAAGGTGCGTATTGCTTGGCGTGGAACACGGTTGTCCACTTCAGGATAAAACTCTTTCATCCATTGCCGCCAGTTCTGTGGAAGCACCTTTTCAGCGAATCCATCCAATACTGCCACTTTTTGATCCACACTCATTGCCGCCAGTATCTCAGGAACAGTCGGCTCCGGAGGGGTCGGATCATCGTAATTTGTAAACCCTAATCTTGCCATGTTTTCTATGTTTTAAATGTTAAGCCTTAATTACAATCACATCGGCTGAATTATTCTCCGTAATACCGGAACTGCTCAACCCATATTCCAGTTTGATCATATACTTGAGAGCGGGGCGGTCCTGAATCCAAAAATAGAATTCCACCGTGTCATTGATACACTCAATCACGAGATCCGAATTGGCCAGGTCACTGAATTCATCCGTGACATTTACCCAACCCGTGTCCGCTGAGTCATCCGCATCCGTATCATTGGTCACCCAGATGGAAAAGAACACCGAATCATCCGCCGAATCAGCGAACAACTTGACATATACCCCCGCATCCTTGTATTCCTCAAAGGGCAACACGTACCGATTGACGTTGTCCACGGTTTCATCCTCTTCCGCTACCAATACTATGGGACTGGTGCTATGGGCATATTCCGGATTCAGTACATGAACCATTGGATACCCGTCCAAATCGCTTCCTTTGTTTGGTACCCAAATTTGGATATGTAGAATGTCTCCACTGGCCAAAACTGGACCTGCACTGGCCTCAAAAGTAATAACACCACCACTGACTGTACAGTGGGATACGCCAGGAGCCGGAACGTGATATAACTTTCCCTGAGTGATGTTGTATACGTGCAGAAGATGTTTAGTCTCCAACGTAAAACTCAATCCGGTGATAGTAATGTTTCGGGAATCGGCTGTTACGCTGTAGTTGGTTCCCTGATCACCTATTAAAATTACTCCATCCATGATATATAAATTTTAAATTGTTAATCCTGCTGCATATCCTGCTACCTGAGCAGAGGTTCCTGTCAGATCACCACTTTTAAACAATGCCCACACCTTAATATTTCGACTCAGGGCAATGGCAATTTGTTCATCGGTGAGTCCTGCTCCATACCTAGAACAGAATGAATCCCTAAGTACAGGTCTAAGAACCGTTCGTAATACATGTCTTACAAAAGCCATAGTTGTTACCAATCAAATCCAACAATTATTGTTCCATCGGTGTATCCACCGGACTTGATCCCAGCACGCCAGGCCACTCCAGCCCCCATATCATCTAGAATACAACGAACTCCATCAGCAAGATCTACATCAGTAGTCAAATCACGCCATTCGGTATCCCATTTGGTTTTGTACTGGATGGTTACTGTCCCGTTACCACCACCTCGTCTACTGAACCATATTGGTCCTCCCTTGACCGCACTCATACTTACCGCATCGCTCCACGCTCCACTTGCTCCCGGAGCCGTATCAATGCTTATGTACCGGTATCGGTCACTGTTCAAACTTGTGTTTGCCATTTTTACTCAGTTTTATTATTAAAGACTCTTTGCTTGTTTTTTCTTAGTTAACATACGGAATGCACCACTGGCTGCATCCACCTGATCTTTATATGAACTATTGGGAAAAAACTCCAACTCCTTCTTGAATGCCGAATTCCACTCTGCACGCATCATTATGACGTTTCCTTTATTTACTTGAACACTGAATGTGTCGGCACGGTGAATCTTATCCCCGGTAGGACGATCAGCCTTGGAAATGTATCCTGCTAGATTGCGAATTGTCGCATCTGCTGAATCTTTTCCGCTACTACCAGGTTCTTGCTCAATCCCCACACGAGTTCTAGACCCATCAGCCTCGGCAGTGTGTCGTATGCGATCTTCTCTATCATCAGTCCCCCATTGGCCTCTTACCACATCTACGATGATAAATTTCCCGTTCTGCAAACGCCACATACAAACTCCTGCTGTAAAGGCACCAGCACCAGGAGTAGCAGCTTTATCCCAATACCGAACTCGATCAACTACGTTGGTTTCTGAACTTAGACTTTCTATTATTGGCATATTACCAGGTTTGAACATACCTCCTCCAGGAGGTGTGGGTTTTTGTCCTACCTGACCTGCATAGCCATACTGACCCAGATCATCAAGCATCTCGTCCAACACTGCCGGATCCAACCTCACTGTATCCATCAACCCATCCCTGTAGAACTTGATACACTCATTGGGTTTGACTTGCTTTTCGTATCCCGGAGTACGTATCTCACCAGGAAAACACAAATGGCGTATGCGATCTTTGGCTTTCTTCTTGGTCAGAATATGTCCTGTAGGATCATCCTCGTGAAGACGTTGCATTATCATGACCATTGTACTGACAGCCTTGTTGACCTTACGAGTGCTGAGGGTCTTGTCCAAATAATCATTCACATCGGGAAGACTCACATCACTCAGAGCACGCTTGGGGTCAATCAGGTCATCGGGGATTATGATATCAGCATGGAATCCAATGATCTTTGCATCCACACTGGTACTTACTCTTCCTCCCCCTTGTATGATACGTGGTGCAAACCCTGGTTTAGTATATTCTTTCCTGACAACCCTAAAATTGCTTTTGACGTCCTTGTCTTGTTTAATATCTAAATCAGGGAACATGGATCGGAATTTGTCAGAGCGAATTATATCTCTCGAGTATTCAGCACTTTCCAAACTCAACACCTTATTATGTGAGGTAGTAATAAATCGAAGATAGTGCCAATTCACCCAACACCACACTGGGAAGAATATACTAACCGTGGCAGTTTTTGTAGTACCCGGAGGCACATTTATCACCAAGTCATACAGTTTACGTTGGCGAGCAGCCACCCTACGAGCAATGACTTCTAATTCTGCACATATATATTGTATGTGCCAATTGGGTACAAAGGGATCTTGGCAATATGTATCCCAGAAATACTGAATAAAGTAAAACAACGAACCCTTTACCAGAGCACGCATCGACTGCACAGGATTGTTTATTCCACTTTTGAGCTGTTCTTGCTCGACAGGAGTGAATTTTGGAGAGGACGTACGAGTCCTTTTCTTGGAGATGGTATTTGTATCAGTTTTGCTGGGCATCGGACAATTGTTTCATATTCAATTCAAACAACATGTCCTTAACCGAATCCGAAAGATCGTCCAAACTTAGCTCTTCAATTTTACGTACATTAATTTCACCACTTACGCTATGGTCGACGCTCATCTTCGTAATATCTGCCCAAACGTCACGGAACATAATACTGAGGTATTTGTTGGCCGCATACGCATCGGGTGGATAATGTTTGGTGATCGGGACTATTACAGGTTCAGTGATGGTCTCGATGTGTTTTCCCTCTTTATCGTACACCTTCACTGTTTTAGACAATATATGAATATCGGGATGGTCATACCCTATGGCTCGGTGATACAGAGCCTGACTGACACGTAGCGCAGCCGTCACACGACCACGACGAATGTGGCGAGCAAATTCAGGATACTGACGAGTCCAATATTCAATGGTTTTTACGCTTACTTCGAAATATTCAGCCAGCTCTTTTTGTCGTGCCCCCAACTTACCCACCAGCTCTTCCGCTTCTTGGGGAGTGAAGTTAGGATCGTACACACTTTTTGGACCGGAACGCTGTACACGACTCACCGGAACCGAATTTAGAGGTTCAGTAGTGCGCCGACGACGAGATTTTGATTTTTTGCCTTGAGGAGGCCGAGTGCGTACCATTCGTATAAACGATTTGACGCACAAGTTCTATAAAAATAAACAGAATCAAGGCATGAATTTAAAAAATTCATGAAGATTTTTTAAAAAATGTTTTGCAGTTTAAAAAAATTAGCATAAATTTGACGTAGTCAAACGCTAAAAACAACCACGCTCCTTGAAATTCTTGATAACCGACTGAGGCTCAGCTTCCTAACGCTAAAAACGGCCCCCGAAAATCTGACAAACACAGGTCAACTCCTTGATTTTCAGCCTCCTCAGGATCCTCCCGATTACTGTGGTTATCCTCCCCCACTGCTCCCGACCAGATCTACTCAGCCAGCCTCGAAAGGGCGGTCAGTACCGAACCGGGTCCAAACCGGAAACCGGGACTCATACCGAAAGGGCATTGACAGTAAAGGATAGAATCCTGAAGATTGCGAAGGAGCGACAAAGATGGGAAGGCCTCGGGGAACCTTCCGTTCACATGACAGCTAGGGACAATCTCGTGAAGGCCGAGATCACTCATATATTAAGGTGCTCCGCTTAATGTCAAACCAAAATCATTTAACATGTCAGTATTTAAAGAACAAGCCGAAACCTTAACAAAGGTGGCTCAAAACCAAACACGCATCTATAATGATGCCGCCGATTGGGGATACCCCTACAACACCTCAAATCCTCCAAACGACATTAAGTGGTTGATTGAAACCATCACCCAATTGAAAGAATTGGACGCTCAGTTTCCTGAGGAGAAGCCTATGGTCAGGAATCGCCAAACGTGGGGAGATGGCGTTTCAGTCGACGTCGTAATATTCTGGGAAAATGACGGAACCGTATACTACGGTACACGGTTTCACGTTTGCTTCAACAAAACGCATAACCATCCCTCGCTGCTTGACAAAACCTACAACGCATACATTTCTGTCGATGTTGAGGCTTATGAAGAGGAGGAGTAAGCTATGGGTATACTAGAAATTTTAAGAGCCTCTCTGTTGAAGGATGGCTTCCGGGAATTTACCCAATCAGATTGGGATTGCTACGGCGACGCTGAACGTTTCAAAGAAGTTTCTAACAACACCAGCGACGAACCTATTATAAAAGAAGATGACGAAAACGAGTGGGTGTTGATTTTAGACAACTCTGGTTTTCACCGCATCGGATACTACCAGGACACTCAGTATTTTGAGTCCGTATATTTTGATCACCAAATACTAGGATAACATGTTTTCACTTAATTGTAGTTACTACACGAAAAAGTTCAGTTCGTTAGACGAAATGCTGAACGAGATTATGATTAGTGGGATGGATCCTAATTACGAGATTCTCCACAATGGTCGTAAAACTGGTGAAACCGCTTGGGACCACATCAAATTCATGGTCTAAACTCTTACACCTCTGGGGACAGGTAAAAGTCCCCACCCACGGCTGAACCCCACTGAATGATAGCTCAGATGAGGGACCTGGAAACCCGGTGGAATATACGGGCTGTAGGTTCGAATCCTACTGAAGCCGCCACAATGAAGACTGGCAAAGTTAGGAACTGAGAGTGTACATATTGGTTCCCGTATCTTTTCACACGACTTTGGGGTGCGGTCAGGCTGACGAGCCGTGATTGAGCCAGTAAGTACCCCAGGCACTTTTTATGTCAAACCAAAAATTTACACACCATGAATTATTTACAAACACCACTACCCGAGAAAACTAAGAGTTACGCTCCGGTAGGTCACAAAGAACTGATTGAATTTGTTGAGGCCCGATTGGATGCCGCAAAATTCAAACGTACTACTATGTCTGTAGATCAAAACAAAGAAGGTACAATTATTGTTGCCAACATGGGAATTCAGCGTAAGGAGGTAAAAGACTTCCACCAGGAATTCAGCATCATCAATTCCTACAACAAAAGCAAGCCTGTTACCTTTGCCAGTGGTGCACGGGTATTCGTTTGTGAAAACGGAATGATCATCAGCGAGGCCGTTACGGTTCGCCGTCACACCACCAACGTCTGGAACGAACTGGGTGAAAAAGCTGATACCGCCATCGCTCAGTTGGAAGCAAACTGGCAGAAGACTCTGGCTGACGTCAATAAAATGAAGGAAGTTGAACTGACCATGACCAGAGCCTCTGAACTGATGGGACGGATCTTCGTTGAGGAAAAGATCCTGCGTCCCACCGAAGTTACTACTGCCGTACGGGAGCTGCGCAAACCATCGTTTGGTGAATTTGCTGCTCTGACCCTGTGGTCAATGTACAATGCCTGTACCTACGCTCTGAAAGAAGCACACGCTTACCGCAAAAACGACAGTCTGAAGTCACTCCATGATTTCTGTCTGAAAGTTGCTGAATAAAGGCATACCGATGAAGATTCATTATCAGAAACCGGGTCACGAGTTGGCTCGGTCTATGTCAAACCAAAACTGTTATTATGTCACACGAACGTATTATTGAACTCGCACAGAAATTGAAAGCTCTCTCCGAACGAGGAGTAGGAGGAGAGCGTGAAAATGCCATTGACAAGCTGGATCGACTGATGCAGCGTCACAAAATTACCTTTGATGATCTAGAGACTGAAACTCGCCACTTGCGTACTTTCAGATTTCGCAACCGGTATGACCGTGACATACTCATTCAAATCATGTTCAAAGTACTGAACGTACGATCGATGCGTATATCCCATGATCGTGGTACTCGTGGAATGCGTAAGATACAGGTGACTGATGCCGAATACTTGGAGATCACAGCCATGCACGAATTCTACTGGAAAGCCTTCAAACGTGAGATGAAGATCTTCGTCGACGCTTTTATCCAAAAGAACCGTCTGTTCCCAGATAGTGCTGGTCCCGGTAAAGATATCAGTGAACTATCCCCTCGTGAATGGGATAGATTGGTGAAGATGAGTGGTATGATGGAGGGGATGGAAACTTATGTCCCTCCTACCAGAGGACTACATGAGAATAACTAATGTCAAACCAAAAATCACTTGAAAATGAGATTCAGAATCACCGACCTATTCAAAAGTCGTAAAACCAAAATTCGGGAACAAGCCCACTTGCCTATTCTCCCACCACCTCCTAAGAAAAAGGAGCCGGAAGAAAACCTGATCCCTCAGAAAGGTCCTAAAACACGTCGTTCTATTTATTCACATGGATATGGCGCAAGCTCTACCAAGAACAATTACATGCTGAATTTGAAGAACAAAAGCAAGCGTCGTAAGAAGAACCGAATAGCTCGTCGTCAAAGAGTCTTAAACGCAAAAAGATGAAACCATGATAGAAGAAATGAAACAAATCGTACAAGAAGTTTGGCCGTACATAGGAATCGGTCGTATTCCTAAAGTCGAAACCAAACGTGGTGGCTATACCGCAGTGTATTATCCTCGAAGTCACGTCATCCGGTTCCGTGAGAATTCATGGGATCGCCTGAATCTGGCGAATAGACGATTGCTGGTCATTCATGAATGTTACCATGCCACAGGACACAAACACTCGGTAAAGAACGGAATCTATTTGAGTTCGTTCGATCTGTTGAGTATTACATTCTATAAGCATATTTACGGAGACGATGGAGTTTTTGCAAGAGCACAATTGGAAGTGGCCGAATATGCTGAGGAGATTCTAAAATACGTCAAAAGCCTCAAACCAAATGAAAAGTGACACCATTATACGCCGGATCATAGATCGGCTAAATTTGAAGATCGAACAGGATCGTGAGGACGATGGACGTATTGTTCGTCGTCCTCTCACAAAAATTAAATCACATCTGAAAAATGGAAAAGATTCAAATCCTTGAATGTTACATCGTACAACAGAGATCACAAACACGTGTCTTGATCCCAATGTCAGACGGATCTGTTAGGATCACTTCCGAAACAGGAGAATTCGTACAACTGGTGTGGATAGTAGACGAACAGCACAGTTTTCTTTGTGAACGACCATTCAGTCAAAACTAAAAATAATGAAAACATATCTAATCACGATTCGCCCAAGTTACGCTTCACACAAGCGTATACCAAATGTCTTTGCTGCCGTGAAATTGATAGAAACACCCAGAGCATATTACTTTTGGGGACACGGAACAGTTGAGGCCGCACAAACAGGAAGATGCTGCGCCTGTGGACGCACACTCACTCACCCCGTAAGTATCACTTTGGGTATTGGCCCAGTGTGTGGACAACACTATTGGAACTGGGAATTGGTAGGTGGTTTCAGTGAAGAAAACATCGAACGGCTGAAACAAGAAATTGGTCATTTGTATCGCGAAATGAAAGTAGACCAATGGATTCCCAAATCTGTAGTCCAAAACATCACGGATTGTACAGAGCAAGTCACCCCTCCCGAAACCCATCCTATGTTGAAATCTACCCAAAAAAGATCAGCCATCAAAAGTACTGAACTGATGAGGTATGACAACGGAGACTATGGTATCAAAGTTGAATTTCCTTACAACCCCGACGATGTTTTCACCGTCAAACGTATAACCGGACGTCGTTTCAATTCAACCGAAAAATACTGGACCGTTCCCCTCAATCCCGAAAGTGTCGAAACATTGGAAAAAGGAGGATGGTCCATAGACCCACGTATCACCAAATTCCTAGAACGAGCCACCATCGTACTAGATGATTTGAGTACTGACGTAGATATACCAGGATTACGTATGCCGCTGTTTGAATTTCAGAAGCTGGGAGTATCATTCCTAGAACACCGCAACGGTCGTGCCCTGATCGGTGACGAGATGGGTTTGGGCAAGACGGCTCAAGCATTGGCCTACCTACAACTACACCCCGAAATCAAACGAACCATTATTGTGGTTCCAGCCTCACTGAAGCTGAACTGGAAAAAGGAGATCAGCATGTGGATGGACGGAACACGCTCCGTCCAAATACTCAAGGGACAAACCCCATACAACTTACTAGGAGATATCCTGATTATCAATTACGATATATTAAACTTCTGGGTAGAAGCCTTAATCAACTATGAACCTCAGGTACTCATAGCAGACGAGTGTCATTATGTAAAGAACAACTCGGCCAAGCGTACCAAAGCCATGAAAAAGCTGGCCAAACACACCGAGCGGTTCATAGGACTCAGTGGTACACCAATAGTAAATCGTCCCGTAGAATTCTTCAATGCCATCAAGATGATTGACGGGACTATGTTTCCTAACTTCTGGGACTACGTTCATAAATATTGCGCCGCTCGACACAACGGATACGGTTGGGATTTCAGCGGATCATCAAACACGCAACAACTACACGAACTGCTGACTTCTACGATCATGATCCGTCGTAAAAAACGTGACGTGCTAAAGGATCTTCCCGACAAGATTTATAGTTTTGTACCTTGTCACATGGACGACCGTGGTGAATATGACATAGCCGAGCATGATTTTGTCGGTTATGTAACAATGACCAAGGGAACTGGCGAAGCCGAGCGAGTGAGTCGTGCTGAGGAGCTGGCCAAAATCGAGAAGCTGAAGCAACTGGCCGTGCGTGGTAAATTGATAGAAGCCATTGGTTGGATACAAGACTTCATATCATCAGACGAACAAATCAAGTTAGTGGTTTTTGCTACTCATAGATTCGTAATTGATGAAATACTGAAATTCTTCGGAGAGAAGGCCGTCAAGGTCGACGGAGGGGTCAGTCTTAAGGATCGGCAAAAGGCAGTGGAACGCTTCCAAAACGATCCTGATGTGCAGTTATTTATTGGCAACATTAAGGCAGCTGGCGTTGGTTTGACATTAACAGCTGCCTCTAATGTTGCTTTTTTGGAACTGCCGTGGACTCCTGGCGATTTAGTTCAGGCCGAAGACCGTTGTCACCGTATAGGACAAAAAGACAGTGTGAACGTATATTATCTATTAGCACAAAATACCATAGAAGAGCGCATTGCTCGTCTATTAGACTCTAAACGAAAAGTTCTAGAAAGTGTGTTGGACGGAGCTGTCCCCGAAGACTCATCCTTATTAGGAGAACTGATAAATGATTACTATGAATACATGTTAACCAAACAAGAGTAAAAAGAATTAATCACATGAACAAACGTAACCGTAAAGTGAGTTGGGCACCCAATGAGGTGCCTCACTCACATTTTTTGATCCTATGGTCCATCGTTTGGACCTATCACCAACAAACGGGACATGACCCAGAAGATTTATTTGGTGAAGCAAGTTTGAAATATTGTTTATGTCGTGATCGGTGGAACCGTAAAAGAGGTGAATTCAGTACCTATCTATACACCGTAATCCCAAACCATTTAAAAGATTACCTTTGGAAGAATTGGGATATAGGAAAACGTATAAAACTACCAGATGGTACAAACACACCTTTGCAATTTATACCCTTGGAACATGTTGAGCAACTGTTGCTTAAACTAGAAGAAGAACGAGCCAACAGGGAATGTCAAATATTTTCCGTATAATAATTAAAACATGCGGATATTAGATTTGTATCAGGATTATTCGGTCGATCATATCACTGAAACCTCAAGACATCGACACGCTACCACAGGATGGGTGAATACACATTGTCCCTTTTGTGTAGGTAGTCATGATTATCATTTAGGATATTCCCTTGAAGATGATTACTTTAATTGCTGGCGTTGTGGTTTCCACAGAACGATTAAAGTAATCATCGAAATTTTGGACATCTCCTATGATGAAGCAAAAAAGGTAGTAAAACAGTACGGGGGGGATATTCAAATTTCTCATTCTGATCATTCTGAACCAGAAAAGAAACCATTTCGTTATCCATCAGGAACTACAGAACTATTGAACTACCACAAACAATATCTTGAAGATAGAAAATACGATCCTAATCGCATTGTTACTTTATGGAATATAGCTGGAACAGGACCAAGCAGTTTTCTTGATGGAATAAATTACTCGAAACGAATTATTGCTCCCATACACTGGAAAACCAAGGCCGTCTCATTTCAAGCAAGAGCCTTGAATAGCCATACACAACCAAAATACAAAGCCTGTCCCATAACCCGAGAATACATCCACCACCAACACATACTATACGGAATGCCCCAAAAGTGGACCTCACAAGGTATCTGTGTAGAAGGAATATTTGACGTCTGGAGAATTGGGTATAAAGCATTCGGAGTATTCGGAATCAATTATACTCAACAGCAGATAGTAGAAATAGTAAAACATTTTGAGGAAATAATCATACTCTTTGATCCCGAACCACAGGCACAAATTCAGGCACGAAAACTGAAGAAAAATTTAGAGGCACATCGACTGAAAGTGTATATTGAAAACATCGACACAGATCCTGGTGATTTAACTCAAGATGATGCCAATCATTTAGTTCGCCAACTCACGACCAAATTCAAATGAACGACTCATTATCATATTCAATTGTATTTTGGAGTGAATACGAATTTGTTCCACGAAGGGGGGGTTGGAGGGGGTATATATGCATGCAATGACAATTAGAAAAACAAAGGCTGTTACCACACGTGCACGTGCAACGCATGCACGCACGCACAAGCGTATGCGCAGACAGAGATGGTTTCCATGGAAGACCCAAGAATTCATTAAGATTTGGAACGAATGGACTGAATACAAAAAAGATCAGTTCGGATTTAGATACAAAAATCCAAAAAGTGAACAACGGGCATTAGACAATTTGTATAAAATTTCCAATCAGGATTTAGATACAGCCAAGGCCATTATCATTCGCAGCATTGTGAACGGATGGAAGGGATTGTTTCAATTACAAACAGATGTTAAGTCACCAAACAATACCAACCGAGCAGGATCCCGTTACGGAAACACCAGTAAGAAGAAATATCGTAAACCAGACATAGAAGATTAATATGAGAAACGAAAGAACATGGAGGGAAACTGTTATGCCCTCCGTAATACAAAAATTGTCTCCTCGTATTCAACGAGACCTCAAAATCATCCCCATCCCTACAAAACTCCCACAAATGTGTAATATGTACATTCATGGGGAAGTGGGAACAGGTAAAACCATAGACGCCATAATGATGCTTCTTGGAGCGGCAATGGAACGATACCTACAAAATCG